CCCCCATCCACAACCGCATCACGGACAAAGGAATTTGGCTTGAAGCGTGATGCGAACCCGGAAGCAAATCCGCTTGCAGCTGCACCCGTTCCGGTTGCAGTGCTTGTACTATGGAACATACTGCCCGCATTTCTCACACCGCCTCCAACACCGCTGATCACCCTCGCTGCCATCATAAGCTCCATGCCCATACTGGAACCAGTCTGGGCTACATTCAGCCCCATGGCCGCCAGATAGGAGTCAAATTTCTGTGCCGTTTTTAAAAAAGCCAATGCACAGAACAGCCAGAGAAAAATGCTTCCCTGACCTGTGGAAAGAGCACCGCCGTTTCCGATATACTGTCCCATGGAACTATTAAAGCCCCTGAGGAACCATACATTCATCACCAACAGCAAAAGCTGTGATCCCACCATACGGCACCAACTCTTGAAAACCGGCGCTGTTGTTTTGGAAGCACCCATGGAAAAAGCCAGAGGGGAGGTGTAACAGAGCACGCCAACCACAATATAGCGTTCAACGGTTTCCAGTAACAACTTAAAATAATTCCAGCCAAGAGCGATCTCTAAAATAATGAGAAGCAGCAGCCCTACCACTGATACGATGGCTACAATGGTTGTCAAACCATTAGACAGTGCCTGTTCCACACCCGCAAAAGTAAAATCCTCTGCCGACATGGTAATCTCCATCAAAGCCGTATATGGCGCTCGGGCGATATCCAGCACAATCATAAAAATCGGCTTTGCATAGCCGATCAATAGAGCAAAAATAGAACCTCTTGCCAAAAGCACCCACGGATTTTCTGCCTCCGTGATTGGTCCTCCAAAGACACGGAAAAGCTGCCATACCGTTACAAGGAACAGAATCGCCCATGCTGTGTATTGCATGACTGTAAATGCCTTAGACACAAACGGAAAATATTCTTCCATCGCTGTCATATCTGTTCCCAGCGCCTGAAGGAACAGACCGGATACTGCATCCATCATTTGTGAAACAATGCTGCTGATCCACGTAACGATTCCTTCAAAAATCCAATCAAGCATCTATATCACCTCCTCCATCTGCTTTCTCTTTTTTGTTTATCCTGTGTAATTGCCACCAGCAATAAGGGGCTGCAGATAGGCGACGATGAACCCCAGGGAATTGAGGACAATCCACGTCACTACAATTCGTTTAAGCCATGACGTTGCCTCATCGACTGCGCGCTGGTTTCTGGAAATCATCCTGACAATCAATGCGATGGCCGCCGCTGTAACCGCCACAATCGTGCTGATTCCAACCAGCTGGCCGTAAACATCCTTCATGATTGTCGAAAAACGGTTCCAGATTGTGTCAGCCATAACAGGCTGCAGCGAAATAAGCATTGCAGACGCCATACTGACCAACGACCAGTAGGCTGTCTTCATACGCCCTCCGCCTCTTTTGATTTGTTTAACCATGCCGAGTACCTCCTTTTTTGATTTTAGGCAATAAAAAATGCCGCTTCTCAAAGCATTTCAGCTTTAGAAACGGCATCTTTGTCTGCCCAATCCCAGTTTGGGATGATACAAGTATAGCACGGCTTTATTCCCCTGTCATCGGCAGAACTTATGCCATTTTTGTGCCAATTTATTCACCCTGAATTTGTCATTCCAAATGTTCAAAAAGCGTCAGAAGCTCCAGCCATACATCCACATCCTCACTTGGAGCTGACCACAGGCGAATGGAAAGAATGGAGATTGCCTGCTCACGAAGCCTGTAATAGTGCCTCTGTGACAAGTCCAGCCGAAACAGAATCTCCTCCAGTTTCAGCTTTTCTGGTGCCAGATAGGCCGTATAGATCAGCTGATACAACTTTTCGCCCCGTGTCGGCTCCTTGCGGAGAACTGCCATCGCTTCGTTAAACCGATCCAGAAGCAATCTTGACCTTGCCGCTGCCTCCAGACGGCTCTCCATCCGTTTGTTCCCAATAGCCATCTCCAGATCCAGCCTGTCCACCATTCGGTCAAAGCTTTCAAACGGGGCCTCCAGCTCCTGCAAAATCTCCTCTGGGTAACAACTAAACACCCAGACCATCTTCCGGTAATTCTTGAGGAGCATCTGGGTATTGTGATAAGCATTTCGCTTTTTCTCCTTTTGAGCAGCACGCACTTTCTCATCATCAATTTTTTGGTCTCCAAGAATCCCTCGCTTTGTAAGAAGGGAAATAAATGCGTCTGACTGCGCTAATATCCTGTTTTCCTGTTGTTCATACAACTTTTTTTCATCCTGCTTGCTCATATGTAAAATACTCCTTTGCTATTTTCGTGATATCCACCGGCTCACATGGCCCGCGGATTTTACTCGTTTCTATCACTGCCTGTGTTATATAACCTTTACCTTGGCAGTCATATCCACAATTCTTACAATTCCTACACGGAGAAAGATACGCGCGTATTATAGGGTCTGAAAGTGCAACGCGATTTTCAGCGTTCTGTGTGTCTGCATCTGGCAGGTTGCTTCTGGTCAGTCTGCGGCTGTACCATGTGATGAGCTTGTTCATATGCTCATGGTCTGAACCCGTTTTATGCGTACCTGCGCCATAAATGCGTATTTCATCAAGAATACGTTGTATTTCCTCCTGGTTTGGAACTGAAACCTCTGATCCTGTCGGATACAATTTATTAAAAATGAGACAGCCATAGGAACCTGGAAGACCATATAGCGCAAAGACATCCCCATACTTTTTCATGAATCTCCATACTTTCGTCTTTTCCCAACCCCAACGCTGTCCCAAGGTTTCCAACGTGAGTAAGGCTCCGTATTTTCCATACTGGATGACCGGAGCCATAAAAGAAAACGCATTGTTCGGATCTTCATACACGGAATGGCACCAGAGATCCATCCAAGCGTCAGCTTCTTCAAAGATATATTGTTTTTCCGCAAGGCGTTCTGTGATATTGCGAGGAAGGCAGAGAAAACCATATCCATCCGTTGCATAAACAGCACCCTGCATACATTCTTCTCCGGAACATTTCACTACCCAGTCTGTTATCTGATAGGTCAGCTTTTTCGTATTAGAGTCAAGCGTATACTGTACATAGCCTAAGCCAGACAGTGTCTGAAGCGCCTCCAGAGCTTTCTGACGGCTTTTTAGGCCGAGAATACTCTTTAGCCCTACAACGCCTCCTGACCACATCCCGGGGCTTACAGCGTTTATATGCCCGCAGTAGAGGGCTTGTCCCTTGCGAAATGCTGCACGGGATGCCAGACGCGCCCATGCACCCATAATCCCCTTTCCCTCAGGAAGATAATTTCTGGGCAGCTTTACCCACTGGTATTTCATCAAACATTTCACTTAGGTTCCCTCCTTTCATAATTATGGGCATAAAAATAGGGCGGTTCCTGTTAAAGAAACCGCCCGGCGATATAATTTAATTAAATCCTTACAATTAATCCTTCAAGCCTGTCCGTCTTAATCCCAGTTATATACCAACCATTCCCCATTTCAATTCTGGCAGGCCTCCAGTCTCCATTGATAAAGACATCCATACGCTCCCCACACTGAAGACCTCCATAATAATCCTCCAAATCAAATCGAATGTCCATTCGCCCAGTCTGGGCATCTAAAGTTAATGCTCCTTGTCTCATATCATTATCCTCACTTTTCATACTTTCATCTTGCTCAGACGCATCATCTTTGCGCCTCAAGATTCTAAGATACTCTTCAAAAATATCTCGCCGTATTAAAACCCGCTTTCCAATCTTATACACTGCACCTGCCTCATGAGCCAATCTTGTAAAAACTTTCAAGCCCAGTCCGTAATAATCAGCGCCTTCATAATAGGTAACGAACTCACGCTGTATCATCTTGGCATCCTCATCGTCCAACATATCCGAAAACATCCATAGATTTCCGCTCATTCTTTATCCTCCTGTGAAACCAACGTACTCGGCTCATGAAACTGTTCCAGATACTCATCAAAAATATCCCGGTTAATCAGAACGGTTCCATCCATTCGATATATGGCTCCCGCTTTACCAGCAAGTTCCAACAGCTTCTTGTGTGTAATGCTATAAACTATTTCCGCATCCTTATACCTGAGAAACTGTCTGCGCAATCTTTTTGCACTTTCCCGCACATCATTTCGCTTTTTCAATTCATAATAGGCTTTCGTCTTGTCACTAATCATAAAATGAATCCTCCATTCGATTTGTTGTTTGACAGAGAGTTGCACCAAAACGAAAAAAGAGAACACCTTTGAAATTTCTTTCAAAAAGTGTTCTCTCAGCGATGTGTGCTGTATTGCGTTTCAGCCTCCAGCTATTCATTCTGCGTCGCAATTCTTCGTATTGATATGAAAAATTGTTGTCAATTTGTTGTCAACTTGGATTTGAGAAGCCGGAAACCCTTGATTTTACTGGGTTTATTCCTTGACGGGCTTCATTGTCGGGAAGCATAATACATCTCTGATCGCTGCAGAATCTGTCAGGAGCATAACCATACGGTCAATACCGAATCCGATACCGCCTGTAGGAGGCATACCGATCTCCAGTGCGTTCAGGAAATCTTCATCTGTGGTGTTGGCTTCCTCATCGCCCTGGGCCAGCAGTGCTTCCTGTGCTTTGAAGCGCTCTCTCTGGTCGATGGGGTCATTTAACTCGGAATAAGCGTTTGCCATCTCCCAGCCATTCATGAAGAACTCAAAACGCTCTGTGTACTCCGGATTCTCCGGCTTTTTCTTTGTCAGCGGAGAAATCTCAATGGGATGGTCCATAACAAATGTAGGCTGGATCAGATGCTCCTCTGCGAACTCCTCGAAGAACAGGCTCAGGATATCACCTTTCTGGTGTCTCTCCTCAAACTCTACATGATGCTCTTTTGCTGCAGCTCTTGCCTCTTCCAGTGTATGAATCTCATCAAAATCAACGCCGGCATATTTCTTGACAGCATCCACCATAGTAATTCTCTCGAACGGTTTGCCCAGATCCATCTCCACGCCATTGTAAGTGATCACAGTGGTTCCCAGAACCTCCTGCGCCACATGGCGATACAGGTTCTCTGTCAGGTCCATCATTCCCTTGTAATCTGTGTAAGCCTGATACAGCTCCATCAGGGTAAATTCCGGGTTGTGTCTGGTATCCAGACCCTCGTTGCGGAATACTCGTCCGATCTCGTATACGCGCTCCATGCCGCCAACGATCAGTCTCTTCAGATACAGTTCCAGGGAGATACGCAGCTTAAAGTCCTCGTCAAGAGCATTGAAATGTGTCTCGAAGGGTCTTGCGGCTGCACCGCCTGCATTTGCCACCAGCATAGGGGTCTCCACCTCCATAAATCCCTGGCCGTCCAGGTATTTACGGATGCTGCTGATGATCTTGGAACGTTTGATGAAAGTGTCCTTTACTTCCGGGTTCATGATCAGGTCCACATATCTCTGACGGTAACGCAGGTCTGTGTTGGTCAGACCATGGAACTTCTCAGGCAGAACCTGGAGGCTCTTGGATAACAGTGTCACAGCAGAAGCGTGAATGGAGATTTCACCCGTCTTTGTTTTGAAGACTTCGCCTGTGATGCCTACGATGTCGCCAATGTCCATTTTCTTGAAATCCTGATAGGATTCCACTCCGATACTGTCACGTGCCACATAAGACTGAATGTTGCCCTGTAAATCCTGCACATTGCAGAAGGAAGCTTTTCCCATGACACGTTTTGACATCATACGTCCTGCTATGGTTACGGATTTTCCTTCCAGCTCTTCAAAAGCATCTTTGATTTCCTGGCTGTGATGGGTTACATCGAATTTGACGATCTGAAACGGGTCTTTTCCGTTTGTCTGTAACTCAGCTAATTTTTCACGGCGGACCTTCAATAACTGGTTGACGTCCTGCTCCTTAACATTCTTTGACTGCTCTGCCACTTTATACACTCTCCTTCATCTATATGTTTCTTTCAATCTCCAGAACTTTATATTCCATAACTCCGGACGGCATCTCTACCTGAACGGTCTGTCCTTTTTTAGCTCCGATCAATGCTTTTCCTACCGGAGACTCATTGGATATCTTGCCTTCCAGGCTGTTTGCCTCTGTGGAACCTACGATTTTGAACTCAATCTCCTCTTCAAATTCCACATCATATACTTTTACCTTACATCCAACACTGATGGTAGCCAGATCCACTTCATCTTCCACTACGACCTCAGCGTTTTTCAGGATTTTTTCAATTTCTTCGATTCTTGCTTCGATATCGCGCTGCTCGTCTTTAGCCGCATCGTACTCTGCATTCTCAGACAGGTCACCCTGCTCTCTGGCCTCTTTGATCTTACCGGCTACTTCTTTTCTTTTGTATACCTTCAAATCATGAAGCTCATCCTCTAATTTTTTCAGTCCCGCATACGTAAGAATATTTTTCTTCTCTTCCATTTTTATACACCCTTTCTTCTATATTATAAAGTAAGAAGAGGGCCTGCACGGCACAAAGCCGGACAGAATCCCATATTCTTCTCCCAGTATAATCCATCTTTTTCAGGTTTCATTAACCTAACAGTCATAATATTATAAGAAAAACCCACCAGAATGTCAAGAACAATCTCATATTCTTACATTTTCTGAAAAATGCAACCTTTTTTTCGACACTTTTTTAACTTCGTCAGCTTTACTATATTTTCCTGTTTCGATTTGTGAATTATATATAAATTCGCACCACAATAAGGCTGCCGCCAGCAGCCATGTACCTTTTTGTTGCTTATCCTATTTTTCTAATCTCCTCACAAAATTTTTCTGCAGCTGTATGGTATCCATGGATTTCTCTCGGATAGTTATTTATCCACTTTTCTATTTCAGATATTTCCTCCTCCGATTTATCATCAAAATTTGTACCTTTCGGTATATGCCTCCTGATTAACTTATTCGTTACCTCGTTTGTCCCTCTTTCGTAACTACTGTATGGATGGCAGTAATACATTTTTGTCCTGTGTTCTTCTCCTCCCATGGATTGCTCCATCTGACTGCAATATGCAAACTCTGTGCCATTATCTACGGTTATCGTTCTAAATACTTTTTTGAACATATCGCCCCATTTTTTCTCTAACTGATCCAAGGCAATCACCACACACTCCGCGGTATGCTGTTGAAGTTTTATTATAATTTCATTCCTGGTTTTTCGTTCTGTCAATACCAGCAGACTGTTTTTGGATACGCCTCGCTTGCCTTTTACAGTATCCATCTCCCAGTGTCCAAATTCCTCTCTGTTTTCAATTTCTTCTGGTCTTTTCTCTATGCTTTCTCCTGCAGATGCTCTAGCCTGCTGCCGCCGCACTTTTCTGTATCCTCTCTTTCGTTTTCCCTTTACCGGTAATTGCTTATTGGTCAATTTCAAAAATATACCCTTATCAATGTAACTATATAAGGTTCGTACACAGATAGTTACAGAAAAATCTTTTTGTCGGTCCTGCGCTTTCAGCTCTCCCAACACTGCCGCAGGGCTATAGGACTCATTTATGATTTTGTCCTCAATATAATTGGCGAATTTTATATCATTGCCTATTTTTAACTGTGTCCCTCTTGCTTTCAAATTTTGTTCGTATTTGCTTTGTGCTATATCTGGACTATATCTCGTTTCTATGGTCCAATCACTATTTTTATGCTCATATTGTCCCCTCTTAAGTTCATTGTATATAGTGGACCTATGTACATGAAGTATATCTGCGATTTCTTTTTTTGAATGTCCAGCCTTTAACAGCGCTTCTAATTTTAAACGATCAGACAGTTTCAGTTGTTTGAATCCTTTGGCCATAATTTACCTCTTTCTGTATTTCTTAAAACGAGCCGCAGACTATAAATGTCTGCGGCCCAAGTAGCCTTTATTGTTTTCCCCTCAAAATTTTTTCCACAACCAATTTTTCAATATAAGTCGGGCACGGTCTGCGGCCTTTCTCCCAATTTTCCAGTGTTCTATATGGTATCTCTAACCATTGTGATACTTCTCTCCTACTCATGTTCATCTGTGTTCTTGCCTTTTCAATATTCATATTGTGCCACCTCCTAAAGACAATATACACCCGGTGGGTGTATATTGTCAATTAAAAAACAACGCTACACCTTTATGATATAGCGTTACTTTTTTTCATCCAGCAGCCATTCCACGGTCACTCCTAAGACCTTTGCAAGAATCTTCAATTCATAATCTGTCACAAAACGTGTGCCTATTTCTATCCTGCTTATGCTGTCTCTTTCTAATGTTATTCCCTCAACTTGTAGTCTTGCTGCTAAATCACTTTGTGTGATTTTTCTTTGCGCCCGCGCAATTCTGATTTTGGAGCCGCATAGATTTTTCTTACCCTTGTAAGTATATATTTTCATAATTGCACTCCTATCCTGATATGTTAATAATCAGAATTTTTCTTGACTTTAACACATCATCCTCTTAGAATTGTGTTAAAGGTCAGAATCTAGTAAAATATACAAAAGGAGGAAATGCTATGGACTTATTCACAAAGGCCGATAAGCAAAAGGAAATACTGGGAGCAGATGCGGCTATCATACATCTGAAAAGCAATGGTAAATTTGACGTTACTATCCACGGTAATTTTTTAAAAGTGGAACCTCGCGGCTTTGCCAACGCTATAAATAAAGGACTAACCGGGGAGAAAACCTATGACCTCAATAATGTCTCTGGTGTACAGTATAAAAAACCTGGTATGACTACAGGTTATCTGCAGATTATCTTTATAGGTGGACGAGATGCGCACGGCGGTGTATTAGGTGCAGTAAAAGACGAAAATTCTATCACATTCTCTAAAAAAGAGGATCATCTGATACTCCAAATAAAAGAATATATTGAGAACTATATTCACAGTCGCTCTGTATCATCCACGCCTGCTGCTTCTGGGCTTGACGAGATACGTAAATTAAAAGAGTTGCTTGATATTGGCGCAATCACGCAGGAAGAATTTGAGGCAAAAAAATCACAATTACTCAAACTTTGATATAAGTGAAAAGCCCCGGCAAATGCCGGGGCTTCTATATTCTCCTATTCTGTTCAATAAGTATTCTAATTTACTTAACGTAAATCTCTCCCTGATAGTACGCCGCAATCCATCCAGACGGTACCTTTATCCAGATGTCACTGCCCACATTTTTGATGGCCTGACACGTTACCTGGGTGCCAGCATCCAGGCATCCATCTTTGTCCTTATCGTGACGCTGGCCATCTGCAGTCAGCTGACTGTAACTCTTTGTAGGGGAGCTTGTGCCTGCTGCCGTTCTGACTCTCAGCTCTACCTGCAGGGTGTAAACCTTACCCACTTTATAGGATGGCGCGGAGGCGTTCCCGGCCCCAGAGGAGCTGTCAGCTTTCTTTATGTAGGACGAATCCACAAAGCCATAGAATTTGCCGGCAATCCGGATGTAATACCAGGCATGTCCGTTTGATGCCTTAATAGTATCGCACACATCCACCAGATTATCTTTCCCCAGTGTCGGCCATGACTTGATTTTATCATAGCTGTCTCCGGCCCAGGTTCTTACAGGGAGGCTTGCTGCAGTAACCTGGCCCACCCACTGCGGTGTCTTATTGATTCCTCCGGATGAGTTATTTGCAGAGCCTCCGGATGGATTGCCTCCAGATGTGCCTGTTGAGGTTCCAGACTTAGAGGCATAGTCCGGAATACCATATCCCCGGATGTATCTGCCATTGATGGTCAGCTTTCTCTGGCCGACTACACCGCCGCTCATATTGCACTCTGTAACAATCATATAGCCCTTATCTTTGTGGACCTCTGCCACAACCCCCACATGATCCGGCCATCCGGTGCAGTCTGTGGCAGCATAGTCCGCTCCATCTTTCCAGAAATAAAAAACAAAGTCCGCCGGATCAGGCACATAGGCATCATTTTCCACCCATCGGCCCATTTTCTGGAATAATTGAATCAGATAGCCACAGCTGCACTCTCGCGGAATAATGTCCGTTAAACCTGCCTTGATTCCTGCTGCAGATGCTCCTGTGGCGCAATATTCGTCATCCGGCTGCACCTTGTATCCCCTGGCCAGCGGCAGACAGCCATTATATAAATTGATGATGACCATGTGGGAGCGGTCAGACCGTTTCAGGCCGATCCACCCATTCATAATATCCACCACTTTCTGTCTTACTTCGTTTTCTGTCATCCCTGTATCCTCCTTACAATATTTCTGGATCATTGCATATACCGCTTTCTGCCTTGACACATAATCTCCCACCTGGTTATTGTTGGAAGTGTCTGCCGGATCAGTGCAAAGCGCGGCATAAATACTCTGCGCTGTGTATGGTTTTGCAGTCTTTCCCAGAATCCTTTTCAGGGCACCGCTGCCACCCTGATGAATGATGTTGATACACTCCATCATGGCACCGTCAGGCATGGTGCCATATTTCTCTGTGATGCTCTTTTCGTATTCCTGAATCTGTTGCTCCATCAGTGCATCCTGGCACTTGATTCCTACCGGACTGCAGATGATGGATGAGATACAATTTGCTTTCTCGGAACCTGCGGCCTGCTTGTAGATGCTCCATGCGGCAGTATCTAAATCTTTGCTGATTCCGGCCCAGTCCATTTCCTTAAATCCTGCCGGATCAGTCTCTCTGATTCTCTGCAGCAGCCTTTTGGCCTCTGTTGCATACCAGGCACCGGCTCCAATCGTGATGGCGTGCTCCTCCTGGCTGTTCGTGTATGCCGGCGTAAAATTGTCATACTGTTTTCCACCATATACCTGTCCGCCGGTCTCTACTGCATACAGGATATTTCTCATTACTTCCCTGTTTTCATTCTTCATGCCTTATTCCTCCTCAAAACAGCTGCACGGCCATCTCCATTCATCCGGATACTCTACAACTATCTCAATCTCCTCTCCGTTTTTTCCGTCATTCCGGATGGAGATTTCTCCGCCATATTGATAGATGACCTGGCCTTGTGCATATACCGTGACTATTCCAGTTTTGCATGGCTGCGGAATCGTGATGTTGATAGGTTCTGACTGTAGCTGCTGCTCCTGATCTGGTTCTGCCTCCACTGTGCTTGACGCATAAATCAGCGGTACCGTTATGGTATACAAGAGCAGAATCAGCACTGCCACCTTTGCCCATATTCTCTTTTTAGGTGCAAAAGAGGCCCGGCGTTTGCCAGGCCTCCTGTTCTTACTCCTCATCTGTCTCCTCGGCCTCAATCTGCGTGTCAATGACCAGTTCTGTTGAGGCGGAGTCCACCAGTCCCTCTCCGATGATATAGGCAATCAAAGTGGCGCCGCCCATGATGATTGCCACAACCTGTGTGACGGTGTTGTCAGTTGCTCCTGCAGCAACCATCATGGGTGTAACAAATCCCACAACCGCTGCCCAGAATTTTCTTGATGTCAGTTTCTTTACCCAGTTAATCTGTTTCATTATCATTGTCCTCCTCTGACTTTTTGGTTAAAATTTCAATCGCTCTTTTAATCTGCTCCGGCATGGGGATTCCCATGAGGCCGGCATTTTCCACAATGCTGATAGCCTCGTTTGAGATAAAGGCTATAATGACAGCATCCCGGATATAGCTGGTATGGATGAGCATATCAAAACGGTACGCCATCAGTACAATCAGCAAAATCACAGCCTTTCTGCAGAGGCCTTTGAATCCTGCTTTACTTTCCAGCGCACCGTTTTCCGTCTTTGTTGACTTATGGAATATTCCGGCCACGATCAGGCCGGTCAGGTAGTCCATACACATGAATAATACCAGTGTCTGCAATCCAGTATCCCATCCTCCCAAAAGTGCTGCTATAAAGCCGCCCACAGCTCCGGTGGCAGCGCATAACTGCTCTTTCATCATCTTTTGCACCTCCCCTCCGCCCTCATACATCATCCACATCATCCGCATCAGCATAGGGCCGGCAGTAATACTCAGTGAGGTCCATTTCCCCCTCAATCTGCTCCAATGACTTACTGCTCAGCCCTCTGATGTAAAGTCTCAGGTCTGTGATATGTGACCACAGCCTGGATATGATTCTTAACTTGGTCATCATTCCTCAATCAGTTCCTCCATACCGGAATCAACCAGAATAGCCTTGACCTTTTCTTTCAGGAGACGCGGCACTCTGTTGTACACTGCTTTTGCATCCTCCACTGTTTCCTGACTCATAACCTCGATTGCCCATAATTTTGCCATCATTTCAATACCGTCCTTTCTTAGTAATACTAAAATTAAATTGATGAGTAGTTTACGCATAAACCGCCTCCGACATTTCCAGCAGGCACTCTGTCAGCATCCTGATGTTTTCGTCCTGCTCCTGGAGTTTCTGCTCCAATGTCTTTTCCTGCAGCGGCTGGTATTCCAGATACTTCTCCGGATTCTTTTCCACCGCGGCCCGGCTTATGTTCTCCGCTTTTTCCCGGAATTGGTGGAAATCATATTCCCAGTAGGTGTCTGTAGTAATCTCATACTGTTCTTTGCCCACCATCTGGGTATTTTCCTCCGTGATCTCCTGCCCATTCAGGCAGATGGTCACATCTACCATGCCATGGTCAAGCGGCTGCCAGCGCACTGCCGGCTGTTCTGTTGTGAATCTTGCTTTCAATGCTTACCCTCCTTTTCGCGTATTTCATCAGTTGCTCTATTCCATACTTCTTTTTGAAGTTTGTGGAATCTGAATTTTTGTACCATCCAAAATAGGAAACACAGCGATATGCCAGGTCAAGTGCTATTTTCATGCACCTCTGCACCTGTTTCCTCAGACGCACAAAAGCACGCCTTGACCGGAGGAAAATGTTTCTCCGGACTTCTGTGTGGTCTCTGTATATCTTGTATCCCATCATGTCAATGCAATCCCCATGGTGCCTGCCATCCTTGCCGATATAGTCCACCTGAAATAATTTCCAGTTTGCCTTTATCTCCAGGCCCAGCTCATCCTTGAAGAATTTGACCAGCAGCTGCATGGCCTTTCTCACATCTGCTTTTCTTGGCCCCAGGATCAGGATGTCATCCATGTAGAAAAGGACTGCATAAATGAGCCTGACACGTTTTGCCGGGCCTTTTCTGCTCTTTCGTACCTTTGCCAGCTCCTGCTCTGCATAGTGATAAGCAAAGCTCAGATAATAATTGCATAGCCACTGGCTCAGATAGGAACCGATAGACAAGCCCTGCCGGTATGACCGGACCAGTATTTCCACTAAATAAAGCAGGTCCTCATTCTTGACCTGCTTTCTCAATAATTTCATCAGCTTGCTGATGTTTATGGATGGATAACAATGATGTACGTCTCCCTTTGCTCCTACTCTGGTTTTGGCCGGATTCTTACGAATCCATTTCTCTATTGCTTTCTTGCCATACACCTGACCGCGGCCAGGAATACTGGCACATTGGTATTTACCAATCTTTCTGTTGAATAGTTCCATGAGAGCATTGACCGCCACATAGTCATATACTTGCTGCTTGATGCTCTCCACACCTATCTCCCTGATCTTTCCGGAATTTCCGTCATATCTCATGGAATAGTGTATTGCAGGAAAAGTGACCTTTCTATCCCTGATTTCCTGCGCCATTTCTGCCGCTGCTTTTTCGATCAGCGGATTAGCCCAGGTCCTGTCTGCCTGGATCATCTTATGCACTGCTCTTTTGGGCAGAGGTTCCTGGGCCTCTTGATACTCAGCCAGGAATCCTGCCACATCCAGCCTGTCCCACTTATCTGACAGGCACTCCAGCATGGATGACTTTATCCAGTCCGCATCCAGTTTTATATTTTTACAGTATCTTTTCAACTGCTTGACCTCGTTTCTTGATACAGGGGTTTTCGGTTTTTCTACTCACTCCACCCATGGCCTACTGCGCCATGAGTCCGTGTGCCAGGCTCCTATGCTCCCAGTCACACGGCTTGGCTACAATCAAATTTTGGGAAATGCCCCACGCACCATCTCTGGTGGCTCCGTCCCGGCGGAGCGAAATGTAACGCTATAAATCATAATCTTTCAAGAAAATCCGGAGACGATATTCCAGTTCGCATTCGACCAGCCATTGTTCGCATTGAGAATCCA